CCGTGAGTATACAAAGGCTGTAGGTGATAAGGAACTCGCTGAAAAGAAAGCTCAAGCGGAGCGTCTAAAATTGGCGTCTGATACCGAGCAGAAAATCAGAGAGTTAGCCTACACGCAAACGAGTGAAACTGTTGACCACTTAACCAATATGGTTACTCTTGGTCGCTTATCTCGCAGTGATGCGGATGCATTACTTGCTGAAGAGTTAAAATCGTACATTGATTACGCACGAAGCGAAGTCAAAGAGGCTCAATTAAGTGCGACACAAAGACTGCAAATTGAAAAGAACCTATTAGAGTCTCAACAGAAGCTATGGGAACTCGCAGGTCGCAGTCTGAAAACGAGCCTACAAGAAGCCGCACGCCAATATAAGCAAGAGACTACCAATTATGCTGATTTAGCTAAATCGACTTTTGACAGTACGATGAGCTCTATCAATTCAGCATGGACAAATAATCTCGAGGCTATGGCAACGGGAACGAAATCATTTAGTAAAGGCATTAAGGACATATTCAAGGATATGACGAATGCCATTATTAAGATGATGATTCAGTTAACGTTCCAGCAATATGTCATGCCTAAGTTGCAAGGATTATTTGGCGGAGTCGTTAACGGCATCGGTTCTCTAGGTGCTGCAAAAGGGGCATCATCCTTTGCCCGTGGCAGTTCGTTTAGTTCTGCATTTACGGGCAATCGTTTTGCTGCCGGGGGGAAAACAAACCCGGGACTTATGCTGGTCGGTGAAAACGGGCCAGAACTATTACAGTCCTCTGGATCACATCGTATTTATACTGCAAGTGAAACTAGGCGTTTAGTAGGTGGTGGCGCCGCCGCAAGCAATAACGTTACAGTTAACATCATCAACCAATCTGGCCAAGCCCTTGAGTCCGAGCAACAAAGCTCGAGATTTGATGGAGAAAATTACATCATCGATGTAATGGTTAAAGCCGTAACAAATAATAAAGGAGGTGCGCGGGATGCAATTAAAGCAGCCGCAGGTTAATCATGGCAACATTTCCAAACATTAGATATCCAATATATCCAATTCAAGAAACTACACCGGATATGACCTATAAGGGCCAAGTGGAGAATATGACGATTATTAGTCGCCGTAAGACTACTAAGGCCCTACGGTCATATAACGTAAATTATAAGGTGCCTACCTCCGAGTACTTACGGCTAAGGGCGTTCTTTGATGAAGTTAACTGTTCGACGGTGTTCGACTGGACGAACCCTGAAACGAAAGAAACTATCAAGGTACGATTCAGTGATCAGTTAGACTTTGCAGCGAATGACTACGGCATATGGGTTGGCACCGTGAAATTACAGGAGGCATAATATGTTAACACTTTCAACTGCATCTATCTTGGAGAAAAACAAAATAGACGCCACAGGTGTATGGCTCATGCTCCTTGATATCGAATACAAAGGCGATATCGTCCGGCTCGTGTATAACACCGAGGATATTACCTTTCAAGGGAACCAGTACATCGCGTTCCCATTCAAATTAGCAGACGTCAACCATAACTCGACTGACCTTCCAAACGTTAAATTGTCCGTGTCCAATGTGACACGGACTATCCAACGCCTGGCGGAGGATAATCAAGGGTTTACGGGTGCGAATGTCATTGTCCGTGTAATGAATACAAATGTACCGAATGTGTGCGAAGTAGAAGAACACTTCGTTATTACGGGCTCCGTTGCTAATGCAGAATGGATGGAGTTCACACTCGGTACGGATTTTAGTTTCACACGTCGGTTCCCTTTAGTCCGCATCATGAAGGACTTTTGTCCTTTCAAGTTCAAAGGTGTTCAATGCGGATACAAAGGCGATGAAGGCGAGTGTAATAAGACATTGTCACGATGTCGAGCACTAGGTAATAGCGTTCGATTCGGAGGCGAGCCAACGATTCCACAGGGAGGTCTGTATGCATCTAACAAGTGATATGTCTGATATGCTAGGTACTCCATTCGAGGAGCTCAAATGTTGGGATGTAGTGGCCGAGGTGTATCGCCGTAATGGTGTTACACTTCCCAACTACACCGATATCCCTATGGATGAGTGGCAAGAGGTCAAGGAACCTACAGAGGGCAGTGTCCTGGTCTTTTCGCTAAAAGGTAAGGAACTCGACCATGTAGGCGTGTATTTAGGCAATGGCCGATTCATCCACGCTACTAAGCCAAGCGGTGTATGTATCGAACATATTTCTAAATACGTTCCTAGGCTTAAACATATATACGATAGAAAGGAGTAGCCGATGATTAATGTAGTGCTAGTAAGGAATCCATTTAAACCGGATCAGCATGAAACACAATACCGCCCCTATAAGGCGAATAAGCCATTGAGCTTTTACGCTGAACAAGATGGCGACTGGGTATACTCCATTAATGGCCAAGAGGCTTCGCTTGATACCATTGTTAACGATGGTGATTATATCGTGGTCATACCACAGATTGATGGCAAATTCTTTGGAATTATCTTAACCATTGGCCTTAGTATCGCCACAGGTGGTATCGCAAGTGGTGCGATATTTGGTATTCAAAGTTTAATATGGCGTACTGTACTTTCTATGGCCATTGGTATGATTGGCAATATGCTCGTCAATAAGTTAACTCAGCCAAAGGCTGACCGGTCCCATACTGACTCAGCACAGGCTAATACCTATGGATGGGGAGGGGCTAAAACTGTAACCGGGCAAGGGTACCCTCTAGCCGTTACGTACGGCCGTATGAAAAGCGCCGGGCTCCTTTTATCACGCCACATTATCAGTGATGGCGAAAAGCAGTACCTCAACCTCTTATATTGTGCCGGTGAAGGCGAGTTATCTAAAATCGAGGATATTCGTATCAATGCTAATCCTATTAGTAACTATCAGGATGTGCAAGTAGATATTCGACTAGGTACTAATGACCAAACAGTTATCCCGAATTTCAACGATAACTACGCGGACCAAGTACTCAACTATGAACTTAAAACCGGGTGGAGTACGCAACGGGTACAAGGTGACGCGTGCAATGCTATTGAGTTAACTATCAGCTTCCCTAACGGCTTGTATTACTCTAACGATACAGGCGGTATGGATGCCACATCGGTTACTCTTGATGCGGAAATCCGCAAAGTTGGAGAGGGCGAGGAGTGGCATAAGTTACCACTCTCCAATCAAAAGGGTATGCAAGCCTTCGTTAAGAAATCCGGTGACGGATGGTCCTTTATTCGTCAAAAGTCTGACGCAGAAATCGCTGAAGGCGACTATAGGGGCAAGGTTACAGAGGCTACTAACACCGCGTTCTATCGAGTGTACCGATTCGATAACCTCGATAAGGCGCAGTATGAAGTCCGAGTTCGTTGCTCAAGTAAGGATGGCAACTCAATCCGATACAATAATAAGGTGTACTGGAACCAGTTAACGCAGATTATATATGATGACTTCGTCCATCCAGGCAAAGCATTAATCGGTATTAAAGCGTTGGCCACATCTCAACTTAACGGCTCTGACCCTGAAGTATCCTGGATACAAGAACGCTCCGCCGTGTATGTGTTCAACCCTTATCAACAAAAGTACGAAGTCCAACGTGCGGATAACCCGGCATGGGCGGCGTATGATCTACTTCACATGGCTCGTAAGTTTGGTGATGAATACGTCGTGTTTGGCCAACCTCATGGACGTATGGACTACGATGCATTTAAGGCTTGGGCGAATAACTGCGATAAGAACGGATTCACGTTCAACTATATCTACGATAGCGCTAGTCGCTTATGGGATGCACTCAAATATCCGGAAAACGTAGGGCGAGGTAAAGTCATTCCACAGGGAACTAGATTCACCTGTGTTAGTGATTATAAGTCGACACCGGTACAACTATTTACTGTGGCCAACATTAAGCAAGGTAGCTTCTCCGAGGAGTTCCAGGGAATCCAAAGCCGTGCTAACTCCGTGGAAATCTCCTTCCTTAATAAGGATAAGGACTACGAGCGTGATGTTATCCCCGTGTATGGTGACACCTACGATGAATCGGATACACTTACCAACCCTGCTCAAATAGAGCTCATGGGGTGTACTAGCCTAGACCAGGCGTTCAAACATGGTAAGCACTACCTACGATGCAACAAGTACGAGGTGCGTACTGTATCTATCGAAGCTTTCACCGACGCCATAGCGTGTACGATAGGGGATATTATTCTTATCCAACATGACGTACCTGAATGGGGCGAAGGTGGCCGGGTAGTAGCGGTTACAGGTAATACTATCACCCTTGATAAGGAAATATCGACATTACCCGGCAAGCAGTACCAACTACTGATCCGTAACAATGCTACCGATGCGGTGACTACATTCACGGTACTCAGCGTGATTGGCCGTAACGTAACGGTTAAGGAATCAATTACCGTTGAACCAGGCAGCGTGTACGCATTTGGTGAATTAACCAAAGCAGCTAAACCATTTAGGGTGCTAGCTATCACGGAAGGCGGTACAGACCTTACTCGCAAGATACAGTGCATGGAATACTATCCTGAAGTGTATACGAACGATGATGGCTCTGTTCCTGTTATCGACTATAAGTCTGAGGTTGGTAGCGACATCGAGGATATAGGCCTCGTAAGTGATGTATACGGTGCGAATGGCATTATGTACTCACGAATCGCCGTCCGTTGGCAACTGCCTCGTGATGGCAAGATAACCAACGTAGTAGTTAACTATAGGAACGCCAAAAGTGAGACCTGGAAATATGTGGGAAACTTCCCCGCATCACCTAATAGCACGGAGATATCCGATGTACTATTAGGCGCTACTTATGAGGTTAGGGTGCAAGCGATTAACGATTTAGGGCAACTCACGACAGGGGTTACTAAGGAAATCGTTATTCCTAAGATGCAAGCGCCGGGCGATGTGCAGAACCTACACGTCATTAGTCGATACAATCTAACCGCCGATAAGAGCGTGTACTATGACCTTCAAGTGATGTTCGAGCCACCGGCTAGCCCTGGCAATTTTGACAGCGCTGAGGTGTGGTACAAACTTAAATCTAAGAATGGCCAAGCCGTAACTGGTCAAGATTGGCAGTATGCGGGAAGTAGTAATAGCCAGGTTATTATCAAGGCATTAGGCCCTGGCGAAGAGTACGAGATTAAGGCCGTGGCCGTGGATAGGTTTGGTAATCGTTCCGATACAGCCCAGGTAGTTGACGTCGTAGTCAAGGCGATGGACGAAGTACCGGACATGCCTAAGAACTTTACGGTAGCCTTTAAGGACCACGCCACCGCATCATGGAACGATGTTCTAAACGCTGACGTGGATTACTATGAATTACGCACGGATAATGACCCAGGCAAGGATACCAACGCACTGCTTGCGAAGGTGAAAGGTACCTCAGCTAACTTACCGCTTACGAAACGAAGCGGTACAGTGTACTTGTATGCACGAAGTACGCTAGGCAAGTACTCAACACCTGCAACGTATTCGTATAACTTGCCACAGTTAGAGGCGCCTACGTTTGAGGTTAAGGACCAACTCGGAGGGTTTAGTCTTTACTTTGGCGCAAAGCCACCACAGGCTTACATTATCCGTTGCCACGTTATTGGTGATGATCGTACAGACGATTTAGAGACAACGTCGAGCATGCTCACCTACTCCAATAAAGCCGGGGTATACCGCGTACGGTGTGAATATGTCGATGTGTTCGGTAGTAGCTTAGTTGCTGAGAAGTCAGTCACGATTAAGGATAGGGTTGATAAGAGCCTACTTGATGCGGAAGCATTGGGGCTAAAAGCAATGGATGAATCGATTAAAGCGATGAGTTCTGAAGTTGGAACGATGAAAACCTCTGTTAATGGGTTCGAATCTAAATTGGTTCAACTTGATAAAGGTATTACTCAAAAAGTAACTGACCTTAATCAGAACCTATCCGGTCAAATTACTACGCTAGCCAATGGTATTGACCTTCAGGTAACACAGGCTATCGGTAACCTGAGTGGTAAGGATATTGTTAGCCGGATTAACTTATCCCCTGAGGGTACTCGAATCGACGGTAAGCTATTACACGTAACAGGCCAAGCACTGTTCGATAATAACATCATCACGGAGGGCATGCTCCAAGCTAACTCGGTAGGTGCGGACAAGATACAAGCCCTATCCATTAGTAGTGACAAACTTCAAGCAGATAGCGTTACCGCTGATAAGTTAAAAGTAAATAGCTTAGACGCTATTACGTCAACGATTGGTACTCTTCGAACTAAGACGAGCGGCGCAAGAGTTGAGATATCCGATAACTCAATCCAGGTATTCGATGATAACAATGTACTGAGAGTGAGGTTAGGGCTATGGGACGACTAATTAAGTGGTTAAAAGAAAAGCTGACTTTATTATTTAGAAAGAAAGGTGATACTGTGCCAGCTGGAATACAAGTATTCGATAAGAAGGGAACGGAAATTATTTCCATTACGGACCGATTAACGCGAATCGTTGGAGTGAAACGATTTGACACTATTGAAGCTAGCGGTAGCGTAACGTTAAAACTAGCCAAGGGGCAACATATTTGGTATTTCCTTAACGCATACACAGATGATAATGACGTCAAAATTATGAACTTTACAAACTTATATGACCTCATAGTAACTGACGACACCATCTCATGGATGCTTCACTCTTCTGCAGAGCAGTATAAAGGACGACCATGTAAAATAGCATTGATATACGGGGTGATGTGATATGAACTATTTTGAAATCAAAAATGCAGACGATATTTTGACAATTAATGATAGCGAATCATGTTTATACCTAAAGTATCGGATTAATTTAAAGAACTTACCTATTCACGATAGGAGGGCGGAATCGGATTCTGACTATTTATATAAAGGTGACGGCATTGGGTATATTAATACCCATAACGGTGGTTATACATCCGCCGTATATATCCCGATTCGGTTAAGAAAGCCAGATGAGTATTATGCGTATGCTCTATCCAGTAATACTCCACTTAAACATGTACGACTTACTGAAATTCGTAATCAACGACATCCGGATAGAATGGGTCGCTGGACCAATTACTTACAGGTGACATTTGCCTGTGATAGCGTTGAGGATATTCGTAAGATTGCGGACTCCATTGAAATCTATGTATATTCTAGCCGTATGCCAAAAACAGGCACCTCCGGCTTAGAGGTATTCGATAAATACGGTATGCCTATATACAACAGTAACCTGCCAACATTACGAATTGCTCAAATTATCCGTAAAAACTTTAATGGCGATACGCTTCTTAGTAAGGCGGATTACGAAATGGGCACCGTTAAATTCCAGGGCATCAAGAAGCCTGGTATGTGTTATGCATACCCTATCTTAGATATCCATTCCAGCACAGCTGGATATGCTCAGCACTATATCAACTGGAACGGCGATAGCGTGACAATTGATACCGATTATAAGGGAGAAGTAGGGGCCCCTGTAGACCCTCAATCGGTCAAAACTACGCAAGTCCTTATCTGTGAGCTTGATGGAACCGAGAACGTTCCTTCAACAGATGAAATGGAAATCTAAGGAGGCCTATATGATAGAACAAGACATCACATTATACGCGGGGCAGGACTTTGGCATGACGTACGTCGTACCGCCTGGCTCCGATATGGACCTAAGTCAATACCAGGCCGTCTGCAAAATTCGTAAACGGCCCTATGATGATATGAAATTAGAGTTAACGCCTGTGGTACAGTCTAAACAGGTAGGGTTCTTCATTAGCGGAAAAGATTCCGCTAAAGCCCAATTAAAAGGTGGCGATTACCTGTATGACGCGTTTATCTACAATGATCATAAGTGGATAAAGTTAGGACAGGGGACAGTCACCATCGTTCCAGATATTTCAATGCATAAATAAGGAGGTACTAGGTATGGAAAACGAATTAATTTTAAAACTCGATAAGGAAACCACAATTCCACTTATCGAGGGGTTAGGCAAAAGCGCCTACGCTATTGCGGAGGCTCATGGGTTCAGAGGTACTGAACAGGAATGGCTTGACAGTTTAAAAGGATTGCAAGGTCCAAAAGGATTGCAAGGTCCAAAAGGCGACCCATTCCGATATGAGGACTTTACGCCAGAGCAATTAGAGGCCTTAAAAGGGCCTAAAGGTGAGGACGGGCTAAGTGCGTTTAATATCGCTCAATTAAACGGATTTCAAGGTACATATGTTGAGTGGCTAAAATCGTTAAAAGGCAAGGACGGCGCAAGTGCTACGGCAGATAATGCTCATCAGTTATTATTGCAAGGTAACGTATGGGCCGAAAGTGCCAGCGTTGACGATGTACTCACCGCATTAATTGGTAATATGGGTAAGCCGTTCCCTAGAACTGAGTTTAAGCCTTTAACA